AAAATTAAAGAATAATTTTAATTATACCATTATCCCAAACTTAAAAAACAAATATTTTAGTTTCACAGTCATTTATTCAATTGCCATTGTCCTTTTTGTTAAAAAAATGATCCTTAACCTACAAACTCTCTACTCTCCGCTTCAAACTCCCAAGCTCTGGCTTCAGTACCACTCTCGTTTGCATACTTCAACCCAGCCTTTTTTTTGAATGAAACACTGTTATAAATGTAAGTTTCGTTTGTGTTTGTGTCGGTAATTACCATAAACATTGGAAACAGTCCTTTATTTGCTTTCCAAAGTTTGTGCAATCTTTCCATTGTTTTGTGTTCATCACTTCCATAAAGCAAACTCAACGTAATAGATACACTTTCATCTACTGATACGTTTACTACTTTCTGCCCACAGCTCGCAATCGTAGAACTTGAACTTTCTGTATTCGGATCATCTTCAAAACCATCTTCGTGTCTGCAAGTAATCGCATAAGGAATTCCTGCAGCAGTAAGTATAATTTTGACATTATCCACGTTATATTGTTTTGTTGCCATATATCTTTACCTCCTTATTTATTAAAAATAATTTCTCCGTCTGTTGTAATTGCTCCAGTAAGTGAAACATACCTAACGCCGTTCAGATAAGTAACTTTTAAATCGAATTTAAATTTCCCTTCCCTGATTGACTCCTGTGTTATTTCATCTACTGTTAAATGACCTAACTTAATATTTATTTCATTGCCGTTCTTATCTTTTTGAGTTATTATTCCAAAATAACTTCCAGAACTGTCTACCATAAACATTCCAGCATTAGCCCCTTGTCTGCAACGTTCTCTGATAATTGCTTCTATCATTAATCTTCCAGTATCATTCAAAGGTATTTTATCTTTTCTCACTTGGAAGATTGTCAAATCCTTTTTCAGTCCATCCCTTAACCAAATCTCAATCAACTTCAATTCAATAAGTGTCTTATTATCTGAATTAAGCCCATTTACGACATGGAAATATCCTCGTGTTGGCTTAGATAGGTAATTCAATCCAGCGTCCCAAAATGCCTTTTGTTCAGTTTTTGTGAAATTCTCTTGCACAAATCCATTAATCTGTGTAGAATGCACAATATAACTTCCCAAATCTTTATATCCTATTGTTCCACCAACCAATGCTCCAGTGAGCCAGTTTCCTTTCGTTAAGTTCTTAGCGCCTTCAATAACAAATGCTACATTATCAATATTATTATCCGTCTGTAGTGCTACAGCCTTAGCTGAATTTCCTAATTTTTCATAATTTACAGCTATAAAGAACTGTTTATCCTTATCAGTCTTTGCATAAGCTATAATACTGTCTATGTAATTTTTCTCTGCAACTATATCCATATTAGTAATCCAGTTAGTAACCTCGAAAGCGTCCTCGTGATCCACATAAGTTTTCATAAGTTCCGTAAACGTAGTTGCTGTATTGTTTCCGTACACTACAACATTTAACGGAGTGTATGATTGTGAATAGGCACTTGCTATTAACTTATAAAAAATATGATTCTCATCTAATCCACTTACATTCAGCTCCAATAAATCCTTTGGCTCTGTAATATAAGTTGGCGATATTGCGAAGTCTTTTGTAAAAAACATTAAACTTCTGACATCGACATAAAATGCTCTGTTATTTTCTGATTTTATTTGTACATTATTCAATGTATTCAAATCATTTCTTTCTATTGCCATTATTCCTCCCTAAAATCTTTATTTATATAATGCTCTGCAAAATAGCTAAATTGCAGAACTTGTTTGTAATATTTTCTGCCCATAAAATTAAAAGGCGTTTCCTGTATCTTGTATACTTTCCGTATCTTCCTTTGATGTTTTCTATCATCAAAGTAATCATTTGTTGCATTTGTATTTGCCAAAAACATATAAAGCATATCAAAATCATTATGTTTCTCTCGTGACTCCAAAGTCAAAAGTGCCTGTATTTCCTCATCATAACAATATTTATCGTTTCCAAAAGGAATAGGACTTCCTGCGTCTTCAATGTATATGTTATAAAAAACAATTGGAAATTTGAGTTTTTCATATTGCTCAGCAAGTATCTCGTCTCTTTTATCTTCATTTATGATTTGATTTATACCAAACTTTTTGCAGAACTCTTTTATATCGTTCACAAGTTCTTTTTTAATTTCGCTTGTCATCTATATTCAGCTCCATTCTTAAAAACTCTCCATAATTTTCTTCAATATTGACTATTCTATAAATCACACCGTTATGTTTCAGTTTCATATTTTCAGAAATTTTAAAGTTGTCTGTCTTGTTTAGAATGTAGTACCCCTCTTTTTTATCTGATAAAAAACTTCCGTCCATACTTTGCGGAAACGATGAATTATGTTTTGGCGTTAATACAGCCATTTTCACAGTCTTTTCTATTTTGTTTTGGACCGGATTTCCTAAATCATCAAATTCAACTTCGGAAGATTCCAAATACACAGTTACATCATCGGAAAACTTCCTTATAACTTTTAAAACTTTTCTAATAGCCGCCCTAACTTTCCTGTCCACTATCCGCCACCTCTCCCGACAATTCTACCACCATTAATCTTGGCGGCGATATTGCTTTTAAAATGTCCTGTTTCAATCATCGGATTATTAAATCCTTTTTTCTTAATTGTTGCAGGACTGTTTGCTGGACTTTTAATTCTTTCAATCATTGCTTTATACTTTGTGCTTGCCTCTGTTCCAATTTTATTAGTCATCGCTTCAACGCTGAAACTACCGTTTATAATCTTGGCAACTCCTTCTTTAAAGTATCTAGCCGCCATTGGCTTAAACTGTTCAAAAGCCTTTTGATTATAATTCCATCCTGGAACTCCACGGCTAGATCCTGTATCAAGAACATTGGATAATCCAAAGGCATTAAACCCACCTTTAACACTATAATTGGTTACTGTTCCAACTTCAATTTTTTGCCTGTTCATCGCCAGCAACTTTTCCAGATTCTTGTTTTTTGGTTTCTCCTTTATTTTCAGTTTGCACGGCATTTTTATCACCCAACTCTATAATCTCAATATTAAGTTTTCTTTCTTCAATTTCCTCTTTCGCGATATTCATTCTGCGAGGTGTCAAATCAAGTTCGTTATCGCCTTCTTTAAGCAATATGTGATTTAATTTGACAAGCAGAATTTCTCTTTTTTCCTTGTTTTTAAAATTAAACATAATCCGCTCCTTAAACTATTGTTATAGTTGTTTCGTTTTCATCAATTCCAAGTGTTTTTAACAACTGTTTATACATCATTAAATATTGATTGTTCCCACCTGTTTCTTCAATTACAATGTTAGATACTTGAACTTTTGTAAAATCAAAATCATCTAATGAAGTGATTAAATATCCAAAAAGATATATTTTAAGCAATTTTTCTTTTTCACTACTATGTTTTTCTTCAGCAACTTTATAAAACTGCTCAACAACTCCTACATCAAAATCAGAAGTTTCAGGAATATATTTTTTCAGTTCTTCCAAAGTTTCAACCGTCATTATTCATCAACTCTTTCGCCGACAAGTTTATTTTCTGATAAAATTTCAAATTCCGATTCGGTTAATTCTAACTTATCCCCAGTTTCATATCTAATATCGTTAAATCTCAAAGGTGTTAAAGCTACTGCCTCAACAATAGCTTTTGCCTCTTCCTTTTTATTCTCTTTTGCCATTTAATTCACCTACCCAACTGTCGCTATGAACATACTATTCATTATTGATGGATTTGGAGCAACTAAATCTTCAATTACAACATTTACATTATTTACGACTCCTGCCGATTTTGATTCAGGCACAACTTCCACAGTTGCAAACGTTCCTGCTATATCCACAACTTCTCTATCTCCTAACAACCCAAGCAGTTCATCAGTTTTTGTTGGAGTTGGTCCGTATTCCATAACTCCTAATTGTCCATTTGGAATTAATGTAACAACATTATCTGGAAATACATTTTTTGTTGTTTTTCCAACTTTTATTTTTTCATCCCAAATCAATATTGTCATTCCAATTACGTCCTCAATAGTAGATTTAATAAGTGCTGGAGTAATCGTAACAATAGTATTCTTAAACAACGCTTTAACGGTGTCGTGTTTTTTTAGCGTATTATACGTAACTTTTGACATTAAAGCTATTTCTACGTTTCCTCCGCCTTCTTCAACTATTTCTTTCCATCTTTCCAAATCTTCAAGTGGTTTTGCTGTTGCAGTACTCCAAATATTAGTTCCTGCCAACGTTTCTTTATATTTATCAGCAAGTCTATAATTAATTGTCTGTCCTCCACCGTTTTCATCAACAAACGTTACTTTGGCTGTTGATAAAAATTGTGAAACTGTATAAGCTGCAATTGCTCTTGTACTTCCTAAAAAACCTTTTGCTCCTGCAAATTTTTCAAAGATTTGTATTGAATAATTATCAATAATTGATTGATTATTTGTATTCAAAATTTCTAACAATTCTTTTCTACGTTTTTCATCAAGCTTCATACCTTCCCTAAAAAACTGCTTATCCCCTTTTGTTGTTGTTTTTAAATCCCAGTCTCTAAACATTACATCTGCATCCAGTTGGCTGCTTTGTAATACTTCGACTGCTCCACCGTCTAAACTTCCAAATGTATTTATATCAAAAGTGTTTGAAAATACAGCTGGAAACATTGCTTCTACTAACGTAGTTCCTTTTACTCCTGCATAATACTTATTTAAACTCTTTGCGTTTAATAAATCTGTTAAATTCATTGGCATTTCTTAACCTCCTATTTTCTATCCTTATAAATGTAAGTTATCCCTGCTGGTAACTCCGCTTTTGTAACAGTAATTGGTGTAGGATGTTCTTTTCCTACTGCAATTAATTTATCTAAATACACAACTCCTTCAAGCGAAACTGTTGCTTGTTCATTGTCGTTGTAATATTTAAACTCAACATCGTGTAATAATACAGCTTCCGCCTGCGTTCCTGTCCCTGTTGGAATTACAAATGCTCCTGTTTCTCTTAAATCTTCTCCATTTTTTGCTTTGACAAGTGTTCCAGCTAACAAATACTCTTTATTGGTATTTTTGTCTTTGTAAATGTAATTAGCAAAATCTGATTTTAATATTTTCACTTGCACATTCAGTTTTTCTTTGTGCATTACTGTTCTTTTTAACATCTCAACCTCCTAAAATTTTGTAAGATCTGTTTCATTGTTTTTATTTTTCTCAATCATTCTGTCAACAAAATCTTTTTCATCTTTCTTTTTATCTTTTAGATTGAATCCTCCGTTTGTTATAGAGTTCTTTTTCAAAAAGTCTGTTGTGAACTCCTTTTCTTTAGCTGCTACATTCTTAACTGCCAATTCAAGACTTTCGATTGTCATATCTGGTGTTATTTGCACCAAATCGGCAAACTGCGGACTAATCTTTAACTCTGTTATCAATTCGTTTTTTCTAGTCTTTAATGTTGTTAGATTTAGTTGCTTCTTAGTTTCAGCAAGTTCTTTTTCAATTTTTTCTTTTTCCAAATTTGCCAATTCCTCAGCGGTTTTCCCGCTTTTCTGAAATTCCTCAAGCTGCTTATTGCTGTGTCCAAGCTGTGATTTTAAAGAATTGATTTCCTTGTCTTTTTCAGCCTGTATTTTTTCAAAGTTTTCAATTTTAGCTTTCAAATCATCAAGTGTTGGCTCATTGCTACCTGTACCATCCCCTTCTCCATTTCCTTTCCCTTCTCCAGGCTCATCATAATACAATTCCATTTGTTTAAAATTTCTCATTTTCATTTCTCCTTGTTTTTTAGATTATTTGCTGTAACTCATAAAATGATTTACAGTATTGATACTCTATAAATTTTTGAGATTTGACATCAAACAACTCATAAATGATTCGTAATCTTTCAACTCTCAAGAATTTTGGTTTATATCTTCAATTTCTTCTTTTGTGTCAGGAAAATAAACAGTAGCCCAACATCTACATCCTACTTCTTCCCCTGGAACTATTTCGGCATTATCCCAATTATAGATAACTCCGTCTCTTGCCTCGTGTGTCGGTCTAACACGTTCATCTCCCATTGTGTTCCACTCAAAATATTCACTTTCGCTTGCAATTATTTCTTTCAAAAAATCCTTATAATAATTGCCTAGCATGTTTCTAGCTCTGAATTTAGCATTATTTCTCAATTTATCTTTTAAA